TCCAAAAGGCGGCGCTGTTCATACTGCCTGAAGTGTAGGCAATCGTTTCAACAGGCAGCGCGCGGATCTTATCAGCAATTTCCTCCACACCATCAATAGTGCCGCCGTCAGAATTGATATGGAAAAGGATACGCTTGGGCTTGGCAGCCAGCGCTTCATCAATCTGGTCATCCAGCTTGTCCACATCAGTAGCGCCAATGGCTTCAAAGGGGCTGAGTCCCTTGGCAATCATCCCGGTAATCGGGATGACAAAAGTGCCGCCCTGAGTCTGGTAGGGCTTGGGGGCTTCACCAAACAGCTGGGTGATAAGGTCAGTGATCCCGGCAGACTTCTTAAGCTGCAGGTATTGCTCAGCAATCTGGTAGTCCACAAGGAAGGGCTTACCAGCGCTGATAGCTTTGATGAGGTTGCGCATAAGGTTTAAAGGTTAGGTATTGGTTTCGTCTTCAGTCTCAGGCTGGGCTTCAGCTTCAGCCTTGTCTTCAGCTTCATCTTCAGCGCTGTCTTCCATTTCAGGAACAGGCTGCGCGCTAGCTGCTGTGGGGTTTCCCATACCTTGCTGCAGGTGGTTATTCTGGGGCTTGTATAGCATCCACACAGGCACACCTTCCTTGGCTGCCACATCCATAATATACTTAAAGTCTTTAGCGCGCTTCTGGACTTCAGTGCGAAGGTCAAGCCCACGCTGGGCGTATAGCTCGCTGAGCGACAGCAAACCCAGCTCCACATCAGCGCGATCCTGCGCAGCGTCTCTGCCAGCATCAATGGTCAAGCGCTTGGGTGTAGTCCAGCTGACCTTATTCCAATCCGGCGCGTCAGGCAGCTCACCATTGGCAATAGCAGTGCCAATAACAAAGCCCCAAGCAGGTGTGCATAGGCGCTCAATAGTGATGGTCTGCCAGCGCTGAAAAGATCTGTCTGCTTTGGCAGCAATCAAACGCAGCGCCCCGCCCCCCGCCTGTGTGGGGTTGCCGCTAAACTCATACGGCAGACCTGTGCCGCGCGCTATGTCGCGCTGGATAGCTTCAAGGAAGCCCACAAACACAGGGCTTGGGCGGTTTGATTGGATGCTTTTAAGATCCTCGCCGGGTTCAAGGACGGCAAGCTTACCACCCATCTGGCTGGCAAGCGCGCTGCCACTAGAGGAAGTGCCGGACAATTCAGCAGCCAGATTGTTAGGAACATAGCCGCCGTTTTTTACAAGCACCCTTGTAAAATCTGAGTCATTACGGACAGCGAGGGCTTCCAATTTCAACAGCTCATCTTCCGTCTGGATATCCGACCAGCTATGCTGAAGCAAGGGGAGTCCCCGGCTACCACTGCAATAGTCCTGCTCAGCAATATGGCAGACAGAAGGCGCGGGGATCAGCTTGGCAGACTTGTCACCCAGAATGACTGAATAGCCCACAATACGCCCCACCTTGTCAAACTGCACACCATCCAGCATACCAGCTGGGACTTGCTCACCTTCAGGGTTAGACACCCGGTGACTTTCCACCAGCTGCAAGCGCGGTCTGCCTTCAGCATCAAACACCTTAAGGGCAAAGCTATCACCATCACGCAGCGCGCCCCTGACTGTGATGCGTTGCACTTCTGCCCAGCTCCAGCGTCCGGTCAGATCGCAGCTCCTGCACCAATCAGCAAAGTATTCATCATAGGCAGCAGCCTTGGCTGTGTCAGCGCAGTGGCTTTGGTGGGTGATGCCATCACTACCCACCACATAAGTCACATAGTCCCCAAGGATCTGACGCACCAAGCCGCAGTTGCGCTCACCATAGCGCAGGCGCTTCATCATCTCCACCCGGTCAGCAGGTGTGTAGTCCACGCTGAAATCTACGGCAGTGCCATAGATCTGGGCGCGATTGTTAGACCAGCTGACGCTGTTAAACTGACTAGCCCCAGCTTGCTTCAGCGTTTTCTTGCTGAGACTGCCGGACTTGGTGCGCTTGTGTGGCTGTGCTTTGGGCATAAAGGCGTTAGTCTGTCAGACCCTTCCAATCAGTCCTAATGACTGTGATACGCTCAGGGTAATTCTCAGGCTCTAGCTGAGACAGGGCAAAGTAAGCTTCCGCAGCGCGCTCATTAGCGTCACCAACCAGCGCCTTGCCAACGGAAGTGCCACTGTCTGAATAGCTTGTGACCACAGTGCCGGACTTGATCTGCGCAAGGGCAGCGTTGTAAATGTCCAGCAAGTCCTGCTTGGGAAAGCCAATGTAAGTGCCTTTAGCCATTTGTGATGCAGAATAAGTCAAAGGGGGTTGCGCCCACAGCCATACCCAAGCTGTGACCCATACAGCTTACATCACTGAAGGCGCAACCTTGCCCAATGGTCAGGGCTAATCTGGGCTGGTCAATCATTCAGCTGGCTGGGCAGGCACTGCCGTTTCAGTAGCTTCCCTGCCTATGATGCCCCAGCGCACAGCAAGTATCAGACCCATCAGCGCGCAGTCCCAAGCGTGATTGCCGCAGGTCTTACTGCTGGGCAATATCCAATGGGCTTTTCCTGACCGGGCATCCTTTACCCTGATCTCACTTGTAAGCTGCTGGGTATAATCGTCAGGGACATTCCTGCCGTATGTATGCAGCCTGCGCTTCTGCAGACCCGCTAGCATATCCTTTGCTTGCAGGTTGCTCCACACAATCATTTCAGCCCTGTTCCTTTGACCGGGGATGAAGACAAATTGCTTGTCTGAATAAAAGCGCTTGGTGGTCTTACCCCCGGCGTCCTGCACAGTGAAGTCAGTCTGACCGCTACCCCTTAGCGCCTTCCACCCGCGCAGCGCGGTCTGGGCATATACTTCCTGCGTCTGGTCACCACAGTCCACCCCGCAAAAGGCTTTGTTCACTTTGTGTTCAGCAGCCAGATCATCAAGCTGCTGCCAAGTATCCAGCTTGCCCCACCAGCGCAGTCTGCTGTGTCCAGACTTTGACCAGCTCCTTACCTCAGCCCACATATGACCGCGCTGCATATCTGCAGCCAGCGTCCTAAAGGGGATACTCCCTGCAGGCAGGTCAGCAGCAAAGTCCAGCACCCTAGCGTCAGGGGTCACCCAAGCTTCCTTGTCCCAAGGATCACCAAGGGCATAGTCACCAGCTTCAGCTTGGCTGGCTATCTCCCCACCATCCTCAGACCAAGCCTGCGCCAAACGCTTCATTTTCCACAGCCTGCGCGGTTCGCTATCATCATACAGGGTATAGGCTTCCTTGGCGCGCAGCATACGCACTGCCTCTTTTCCCCAGCTGCTGTTAGCCAAGCAATTCCAATGCAGACCAACGCTGCCAACGCTTGTGGTCTGGGTGGTAGCCCGGAAGCCTGCGCCCCGGTCAATCCTATTGGCTTCAGATCTGCTGCCGGGTGTGTCTGTCATCCTATGCTGGCAGTGGGCGCACTCATAGGTTGTGCCAGCTTCAACCTGCTTTAAGTCCCAGACCCCATTGATCTTAGCAGACTCCGGCAGCCTCACATAGTCCCACAGCCAAGGCTGCACTGCCCCGCATTGGACACAGGCAAAATGCCAGCTGCGTTTGTCAGTGCCGTTAAACAAGGTGGTAGTCTCATCACCTTCATACCCGCCCTGACTCATAGCGATCACCTGACCCATCCAGCTAAAGGTCTGGGTGCGCGCCATAGCTTCAGCCATATGCCCCTTGGGATACAGCCAAGTTTCATCCATTATCACGCGCCTTAGCGTCAGGCGCTGCAGGTTGTTTTCATTCCAAGCACCCCGGCAGTATAGGGTCACATTATTCTTAAAGTCAGCTGTGGTGCTTTTGTCATTATCCTCATCAGACAGAAGCGCCTGCACAGGTGGACACATCCTGAACAAAGGACGCACATAGCGCAGAAACCAATCCTTTGCTTCCGGGTCGTTAGCTTGCAGCAGCATCATATGAGCTGGGGAATTGACGATTGCCCAACAGGTGAACAGGCGCGCAAACAGGGACTTGCCGGACTGTGTGCAGGCTATGATTGAAAGCAGCTTAGTCTCAGGGTCAGCAGCTATGCGCAGGGCTTCAGCTACCCAAGGTGTGCGCGACAGATTGAGCCTGCCCCTAATAGGGCTGTCAGGCACTTCTAAAACATTCTGTTCACACCAATCCACAATGTCACCAGAGTAGCTGGGTCTGATGATAGCCCTAGCTGCGTCAATAAGCTGCTGCTCCTGATCTGTCATTTGGTCTTCTTAACTTTGTGCAGGGCGCGCAGCTCAGACTCCCGGTAGTGAACCACATTTCTTGTGCCGTTAAACCCGCGCTTAACCCTGAACCTTTTGCTGTCCAGCTTGTGCCTGTAGGTCATCTGATGCACAGCCTGCACACTGACCCCATACTTAACTGCAAACTCAGTGCAGCCAATCCAGCCTGCCGGGGGCTTCTCAGCTCCCTCATTAGCGCAGGCTTCATCCACCTGCTGCATAGTCTTCAGGGGCTTAAGCGGTCTGTATGCAAAGGCTAAGCTATGCGTCCCGGCTTCACTGATGAAGTGATAGGACTTGCGCTCAAGGAAGCCACGCTGCCAGACCAGCTTAGCCCTGTTGCTGGCTGCGCTCAGCGTCTGCATCTTCCACAGCACCCGCAGCTGGTGAACATCCAGCCAGCCCTTTGGCTTGCCGTCCTGACCGCGCAGCGCGCACATCAGTAAATCTAGCGATTGGTTTAGGCTTCCCATTGGCTTGCTTTAAGTAGCTTGAAGTCAGTCTGCGCAACCCACTTGCCGGACTTTCCCAGCTTGTGAACCATCCACAGCTTGAAGTTATCCCCATCAATCAGCCCCGCTATAAAGCCTGATCCCCAGCGCGAGCTGCCTAGCCTGTGGCTGCTATATGCCATATCCTTACGGCACAGGCAACCAGCGCTGAAGGCTGCACCACCTTGCCACTTCTCAAGCGCGACCATCTCAAGCCTGTGGATATGACCGCACACAAAAGCACCCCCGCGCTGGGCGAAGTGGCTACCTTGTTTCATCACGGCATCCTTGCCGTGTGCGTAGCCGTGTGCCATAGCAACCTTGCCCACTTCATACACCCCCTGATCTGCGTGATAGGGCAGCACCTTCTTTACGCCTGCCTTACGCACTTCACGCATAATCCCATCCTTAACGCCTTGGTAGTAATCAGCTAGGTCACCACTACCAATATTGTCAGTGGCATCCCACAGCCTGCGCTCGTGATTGCCCAGCAGATATACCTGCGGTCTGTAAGCTTTCAGCAGGGCAAGTCCGCAGCGCACATCTTCCTTAAGGCTTTCCCTAGCTTCCACATCCTTAGCCCCGGCGCGCAGTCCGCGCAGATCGAAGGCATCCCCTAGATGCACCTTGAGGTCAGGCTTAAAATAATCGTCACAATATTCCAGCAGGGCAGCTACAGCTTCCGGGTCATACTGATCGCCGTGACTGTCCCCAGCTATTACAATGCGTATTGGTTTGCTCATAAGGTTCAGGTGCTGGCTAGGTCTTCACGCGCGCTTCTAGACCAGCGCTCAAGTATCTTAATGGCTAGCTCAGGGCGGTCAGGGTTGCAGCTTTCCGCGCAGTCCAAGGGCAGCTTATCAAGTCTGCTCACTACCTTGGAAGTCCACCGGGTGATAATCTCCAAGGCTTCACTAAGCCTGATGTATTCACGCGCTTCTAAGGCGCGCTTCTTTTCCTCAGCTTCAATCTCCAGCAGCAGCAGGAAGCTTTGCCTGTATGCCTGCGCCAGCTTTGTCTGCGCCGGATCGTTAGCTTTAATGCTGGCTGCATAGACTTCACGCGCCCTATCCACCAGCACCTTATGCTGGGCAAGGGCAGTGCTGATTGTCCCGGCGGTCAGGCTACCAATCGTGCTGCCGTTAAGCTCAGGCGCGGCAGCTGCGTCAGCTGTCATAGGCTTTGAGGGAGCAAGCTTGCGCGTCCTGCCAGCCTTACGCAGATCAAGCCAAGCCTTTGCAGCTTCCAGCTCCTTAGGCATACCTTGCTGGCAAAGCTTGGACACATAGCCCACTGACTTACCCAAAGCTTTTGCTAAAGCTGCCTGAGTCATTTGCTTGGCTTGGACTTGGCTGCGCGCTTACCCGGCAGCTGGTGGCTTTCCTGACCCCCCACTTGTGGAAACGCCTGTTTTTTGGCGGTGGTGGATGACCC